ATGCCCATCAACCAAATCACACCGAACACGCTAAGACAGTTTAATAATAAGCTCCTAGAAACTAATGAATACAGCAATTTATATTTAAAAAAAGTGAATGGCCAAATATCATGCATATTTAATTTTGCAGTTCGTTATTACAACCTATCCTCAAATCCTTGTAAAATATACGAAAGGATACAAGGCAAACCAAAAGCAGATATACAATTCTGGACATTAGATGAATATAAAAAATTCATTGAATCCGTAAAAGACCCTGAGTACAAATTAGCCTTTGAGATATTATTCTGGACAGGAATGCGTTCCGAGGAACTGTTAGCACTCACTGTTGGAGATATTGACCTAATTAAGAAAGAAATATCTATAAGTAAAAATTATGCTAAACTCCATAAAGAAGAGCTGATTTTAACACCTAAGACAAAGAAAAGTAAAAGGATAGTAGAAATCCCTATTGCTTTGTGTGAAACAATAGAAGAATATCTATCACATATATATGACTGTGGCAAAAGTACCCGTCTCATAACTGCCAGCCGTCCCACCTTGCGAGTAGTACTAAATAAATACGCTGAGACCGCAGGTGTGAAACAAATACGTATTCATGACTTAAGGCACTCCCATGCATCCTTGTTAATCGAAATGGGATTTCAGCCCCTTGTAGTAGCGGATAGATTGGGACACGAAAACATAAAAACAACTTTAGAAGTATACAGTCATTTATACCCTAACAAGCAAACGACAGTATGTGAAAAACTAGATGCTTTAATGAAATAGTACGTTTTTAGTACGCATAGACAAAAAATAAAGCCGTAAACCCTGTAATTTCAAGGCTTACGGCGATTTTATTTATTATTCATCCCAGTTATGAAATACATTCTGAACATCATCATCATCGTCCAGCAAATCCAAAAGCTTACTCATTTTCTTAATTTCTTCTAAACGTTGATTTTTCAAGGTTTTTTGCTCAGATTTACATTGAAAATTCAGTTACGATTTTTGTTAAACACCTCAACATATATCATCACTGAATGATAACATAAACCATCACTGAATGCAAGTTTTAAGAAACAAAAAGGGCATATAGCCATTACACTATATACCCTAAAATATACCATAACAATGAATATTTATATCGTCCCCCCACTAAGCAAATACCCAACCAAAGCACCTACAACAACAGTAATTGATGTCATTACAATACTATCCCATCTCTTAGCTGGTTTCTCAATTAAAGTTTTTACGTCTCCCTTAATTTCACCTAAATCTTCTTTAATATGTTCCTGTTCATTTTGCATTACAGAAACCGCATTTGTAAGCTGTTCCAAATCGTCTTGCCTTTTCTCCATCTTATCTTGACGTACTTCTATATTTTCAATTCTAACTGCCATCTCATCTTGATTCATCCCCTCAACTCCTTATGTTGCTAAATTTCCATTACTATCAATTATGGTTTTCCATGTACCGTTTATTCCTGTGCTGCTGAATTGTAAGCCACCAGTACCCCAACGGAATAATTTTGTTGCCTGTGTGTAATCTGCACTATCCATACTGATATATAGCGTATTGTTTACTATGGTAATATTACCGCTGATAAGGTTTAACACTTGCTTTACCTCAGTAGATGCACCCAATGCAGTAGAAAGGCTTTTCTCCCCACTGGTAATACTGGTTGTAATATCTTCGACAAAATCCCCTAATTCAACGAAATTATATTTTTCAAGCAAGCAATCCCACTCATAAGAAATCACTTGCGCTTTCTTGCTGAAATTCATCTTACTATTTACCACTGTCACAACGTCCCCAAGCTGGACATCTTCCAGTATTGCAAAATTCTTATATTCTTCTGTCTTTGCCAACAACTGAAAATCTGCTTTAATATTCACCGTTGGCAAGTCTACACCGCTGTTAAATAAACTTTGTGCATACGCTGTAAGTTGTGCTTGTGTTGTAAGGGAAGTATTTTCATATTTTCTAGCTTTAGGGTATGGATAATCATTAATATGAGTACTGTTCACAGGTGAACCAATTAATCCATCCTTACCAACAGGAAATATTTTTGTTGCCACTTCGCTAATATCTTCTTCAATTTCTAATCCTATAAGGTTTTTACTATATCGGATAGAAACCCCTTTATCACTTCCAATAGAGGGTAAAAAAGATATATTATAATTATCCCTCAATATTTCACCGCCAAATACAGAAACAAAGCTGTCATTGTCCTCTCCACTTCCCAAAAGTGCTGAAATGGGATTAATACTAGATACTGCTAAACTTCCTGTGCCTGTTAGTGTTGTATTGAATGTGAATGGCATAGCATAGTTAAACGCTGATTGCAAGCTATTCAATGTGCTTTGTGGTGTCTGTGCTGTGATACTGCAAGATTGAATAAAATTATCCAGTAAATCATAAAAGATATGTCTTGCATTCACTGTGATACTTTCCATAGTAGGCTTAATGTTATAAATACGAAAAGCCTGTTTTCCCCTTGGCGTACTTACACATAGGATGTAACCATTTTCAAGCTTCTCCCACTTTCCCCACTCGTCATAAGGGTGCTGCAATTCCAACTCATAAACACCGTTTAATTCCTCTGTGACACTACAAAGGCTCGGGAGCAATGCCCCCAAGCCTAATGTGTCAAATGCTGTGCTATTTTTTTCGTGTATGGTAATCATCAAATCACCTCGTATTCCAACCCTGTAATTAGCTTGTATTCTTCGGCTACTAATCTTCTAGCCTTGACAAATTTTGCTACATCACTAGCAGAATACAGCCCCATATCGTAATACCGTTTTACGATCGCATACATATTTACACCTCCAATTGTCCTAGTAATATTTCAGCCATAACCGCATCTTGCGCCCCTTGATTATCCAGAATCGACATTTGGTTCAATAACAATTCGGCTTGCAGAATATCTTGCTCCGTTGGCTGCGGTTCTGGTTCTGGAATAACAGGCTTATTCGCTTCAAATTCCTCTTGCGTAATTTCTTCTAATCCCTCTGATGGTACATTACCGACAGAATATTTCAAAAACAAATAGCCATCAAAATAATAACTTTCCGTGTATGCACAGCCACTTTTAATTACAGGTGGCTCATTTCCTTGTTTTTTATAATACATAACTCCCCCTCCTTTATTCGTACAGAGCATATGCTATACCCACTTCTACGCCCGTATTTCCGCTTACCACAACAACAAAAGAATCCTTAAACGGCATAACTCCAGTCGAATAATTTGACGTTTTGGAACTGGTATTAGCTTCACAGAATAGCCCATCCCCGCTCGATGCTACCGACGGCTTATAAATATAGTTCGTACCTCCAGACAAGTTTGAATATTCAACTCCGTCAGCAATAACTGTTACACCTGTAAGCGTGCCTTGCAATCCGTAAAACTCCCCTGCACCAGATACAGATAAAATGATTTTTGTGGTACCAGGAGGAGTGGTTGTTGTTAATTTTTTATAAACTTTGTACTTTTTGACACTAAGCAAGCCATTCAATTTCCCCATTACCGTCCCTGCTGTTGTCGTGCCACCTGTATCCACTGTATTGCCTAGCCTATCAATCACCCCTTGTACGTTGGCTTCCGATAACACTTGATTCAGTAAAGTGGTTAAATCTGTATCCAAATATTCAGCCATATATTCTAGCATCTGCCAAAAGGTGTCCAAATTGCGCTCGGTTGCAATCGTACCTTTTGTGCCCATATTTTGTACCATATCCGTCATTAAATCATAGGCTTCGTAAAGGTTCTGGTATAGCACAACCAATGCACCGTATTCGTTGCTACTCTCAACCGCACCAGAAGAAATAAGGCTTGCCACTACATGGATTTTGAACGGCTGTGTACTCAAAATTTCCACATTATCCTTAAATATAATAATCTGTACTTCCAAATCCTGCGCTACTGCTAACGCTTGACTTGTTAATTCAAACTGGCATCTTCCTGCCGTTGCATTTGTAATTTCTCCATTATTATAAAACTCTTTATCATCTGCTTTTTTCCCATATATTCTAACCTCATGCCCTGTAAGATTAATGGCTGTGCTACCATCTAACAAAACCACATCTAAATATCGGCTACTGGCATCATTTTGAACGGCTGTAATAATAGCCGTAACTTCTTTATTTACATCAATTTCTAACTTCTTATAGACTTGTGCCATCTTATAACCACCTCCAATTAGGTTGCGTTTCTACTCTTTCTACGTTTCCTGTCCAACTAATTGTATTTGCCCCTACTTGAAATTTAGGGAAATCCAATGCTAAAAAGGAATTATTTTTATTTATGCTATCTTTATAAACTTCTTGTATCTCGCTATTGATTGTTACATAGCCGTCAATTCCAGTAATAGAATAATCTTCATCATTAATTGTGAGCGTAATATTCCCTTCGCCATAAATTGTGATTACTGGTTCGCTATAAACTGTGCCTTGGTTATAGATAGTTGTCCCTGTTGTAAGGCTCATTTCTTCGTCTGCATGGTTCACAGAATACTTAAAAGGGAAGCAATCGAATTGCACTAAAAAATCATTCAAATTCACCAATATATTATTAAATGGTATTTGATTCTTAATGAATGCCTTGTAAACTTTGTCTGGTTCACTGGAAAAAGTAACTTCCCCATAACCATTCAGCCAAGCACAAATATCATCAATCTTACTTCTATCTGTTACATGACACTCAGCTTCCTTTGTGTAATTCTCATAAGCATTTGTATCCTCATGTAAGATACCGTTTCTCCCTGCAATTTCAATTTCATTTACTTTCTTCGTTGGTTTATAAATGGAGGGTGCTTTCAGCATAACAACCCCCATATCAAGAGAATTAATCCCTTTGAATGTAAAATATTGTGACACCTTAAGCACCCCCTGTTGCTAGCTTCTTTGATTTTCTGTAGAATTCCATTTCTCTCATTAAATCCCCAGTAGTTCTTCCGTTACTGTTCTCAACTTTTGCAATGTTTACAGTAAAGTTTTCTGTCTTGTTTGTGGTTTCATCATTACGGTATCTGTCAGCTTCAGCTTGTGTAAGCACCATTTCCCCCTTATGGAGGACGGATTTATATTCATCATAAGGGACATAAGCTAAACCATTTCTATGGCTACCATCTGATTCACCGTCTGAATCATTGCCCATTTCGCTTTTCTTCTTTTTCCAGAATGTTACCTTATCCGTAAGCCAAGAAACCTTTTCATCTACCCATTTTTTAATACCATCCCATACTTGCTTTAAACCGTCCCACAATGATGTAAAAATGCTCTTACCTGCATTAAGGAAAAGTTTGCTTGAGTTTGCAATCAGCTTTACAAGCCCCTCAATGGCAATATTAAGAAAATCGTTTATTCCGTTTAAGAACCCCTCGAAATCTCCATTGAATAATGCTGTAAATGCACCAAACAAAGCTTGAATTCCCTTTAACACTGTATCAACAACTATCTTCATATTTTCCCAAACTGTATTAAATAATGTTCCTTCTGTTTGCGCTGAAGTAACTAATGCAGAAATCATAGCTACTAAACCATCAATAAAACCACCTATAGCAGATACTACCGTATCAACAGTTTCTTGTATCTGTGGCATATACTCAGAAACCCAATCCATAATATTTACTAAAGCTGGAATTAACTTTTCTGTTAATGCCATCTTAACTTTGGTAATCTGTTCTTCCATTGCCTGTTGTGCATCCTTAAAAGCAGCAGCAGATTTTACTTGCTCATCTGTCATGGTTACAGCACTTTCAGACGCTTCAAGCTGTTCTAATATGGCATCTTTACCACCATTAATAAGCGGTAATAATTCTTGGTATTTATTCCCCAAAAGTTCTTTAGCTTTAGCATCTCTTTCAGTTCCAGCTTTCATATCAGATAATGCTAAAATGGTATCCTTAAAAATACTTTGGCTATCTCGAATTGAACCGTCAGTATTTTTCATGCTTATACCCATATTTTCATAGGCTTCAGCATTATCTTCAGCACTTGTGGTAATTTCCTTTATAGCCTTACCCACTGTTTCAATTGACGTTCCATTGTGTCCTGCTATGCTTTCCCATTGCTGATAGGCTTCCGCTGACATAGAGAACTTTTGGCTCATCTTGTCAATATCATCACCTTTATCAGCAAATTCTGTTACAGCTTGCTTTGCAATATCAAAACCTTTTTTAATGGTTGCGCCAATAGCTAAACCAACAGCTAACCCTTTTAATTTACCTAGCAACCCATCAAGCTTACCGCCTGTGTTTTCTGCATTATCTCCAAATTGTTTCAAGCCATCAATGCCGCCGCTATCATCAACTTTAAGCTTAATTCCTAATTCGCCTAAATCAATCATTTTCTTTTTTCACCTCCCCAAATATTTCTTTTAATTTCTTAATATCTGGCTTAGTTTGCTGTAATAACCAACAATCCTCAAGATATTCACTACCTTTTTCCGTTTGACGCATCTTATGAATAAAAGCATCCTTTACAAGTGTCTTGTATGTGTAACAATCCAATTCTAAGCACTCATTGAAGTTTAATCCGCTGTAATCTGCAACCATCTTTAAATCCTCTGTATCCGTATACAAGTACGGTTTTTCTTCCCCTGTACCAGTAGGCATACAAGGGATGATTATTCCCCCAGTTTCTTATAGTAAAAATCAAAATACTCTTCAAGAATATTAACTAAAATATCATAAGGAATTTTTTCAACATCACTTTCAGTTATTACAAGTAATTCTGTTTTCTTCAGCAATTTATTAATAAAGCCTTTTTTCTGAATATATACAGGCTCATGCAATATGAAAATTCTATACATCAGATTGTATATCGCTGCGATTCCTGTTTTCTCGTCCATCTTTTTAGTATTTATATCTAAAAAACTTAATTCCATTGCTCTAGTTGGTTTTCTCAACTTTAAAACAGTACCATCAAACCATTTCAATTCGTAGCTTTCATTTGAAACTCTTTGTAAATCTAACATTGATTTCACTCCTTTTAATAATAGAAAAGGGATACCATAACAGTACCCCTAAATCATTTACGCTGTAATGCTGCTATCATACTCTTTATAATGAATTAGAGTTCCCTCGCTATCCAGTGGCTGCGCCTTAAATTCCGCATTAATAACCGTTTCTTTATCCTTTGCAAATGCAAGCTCAAACCCTGCTTCATTGCTACCAACAATGGTTACTCTAATGTCACCATCTACAGAATCAGTATGTACAAAATGAATTACATACTTCTTTCCATCATAATTACCAGTACCGCCAATTTTTACAGTTCTGGTATGTGTAGCTGTATCCTCGGAAACTCTTGCAGTAGAACATAATTTTTTCAATGTATTTCCATTCCAAGTCATAACACCAGATTTCAATACGGCTTCTTCATCTGTAATAATTTTCTTAGATACCAAACCCAAATCATCTTTGGCTTCATAAAAACTAGGCTTATAGCTAATGCTTGCCCCACTTTGAATATAGCCTAATAATTTACTTTCAATTTCAATCGCTGTATTTTCTGGAAGTGTACCAGTGAATTCATCAATATAAACCTTACCACTGCCCAATACAATTTTTTCCATTCTTATTACCTCCTATATCTATTCTTTACAATAAAAAAAGCCTTAACAATATGGTTCTTGGTATCCTCGTCAAACAAATACCCACCACCATTTAAGGCAATCTCTAAAACGTCATTATTAAATTGCTCATCCCCTACAGTAAGTAAAATTGCTTTCACTCTTTCAAGGATTGCATTAACCTTTAAATAATCTTGGCTTAAACAACTAATCTCAAGCCTGTTTTGCTCTTTAATTGCATCACTGGTTAAATTGATAAACCTATATACAATACTGTCTGTTTTGTCGGTTTTATTTAGGTAAATCCCAGTGTTATTTGAGGAAGAATTTAATAATGATTTTAACTCTGTATCATCTTCTAACCTTTGTAAAATATCATCCAGTATCAAAATTCTGCCCCCCTCTTAAAATATTGTACTATCTCTGTCATGTGTTCATCAACGGCATTTTGCAAGAAGGGTCTGCCCTCCATTTTGCTTGTACCCTCGTGAACAAAAGGTGAATACTCTACGCTTGTGCCAATCTCAACAGCATTATTTTCTACAACATGAGTAATAGAATTTTTCAATGCACCTGTATCAACTGCGCCCATCTCAGTAATATTTTCTTTGGCTGTATTTTCTACATATTGCCCAGCTAATTCTAAGCCTTGTGTTATTTTCTCTGGTAAAATATTCTCAATAAAATTATTCAAGTTCACCGTTATCTCACTCATACAATCACCTGCTTTAATTGTAGCTGTGTCCATCTACCAACAATAAAGGATTGTATCTCATATTTGGTATTACTATCTGAAATAAAATAATTTTCTCCAACTGTAAAATTCTGATAGCTTGTCAATCCAGTTTCTACCTTAATATAATACTGTATTTCATTGGTAAATGATTTCATATGCTGTTGTGAAATAGCAACACCTATTGTATCAATCAATACTTCCTCTGTTTCTTCTCCATATCTACCATTTGTTGTTACTATTTGATAAAGATTAAAAGGTTGTTTTGTCATAGCAATCTCACCTTTTTTCTAAACTTTTCAAGCATCACAACAATATATTTAGGATATAGTGATTCATAGCTTTCGGAAATACCACTTCCGCTAAATGAAGTTAAACCCTCATTATTTTCTCTGTTCTTGTGACACTTCGCCATTTCATTTACACAAACAACATGAGCGTTATTTTCGCCATCATAAGAAATATTCGTGTAGGTTTCAAAGATAGCTTTACAAATCTCAATGTATTCTTCCATATCCTCACCTTCTTTTAAAAAGTAAAGGAGGACAGCACTCCGTCCCCCTACATTAAATTTCATGCACCCTCTAAGCATTTCTTAGACGGTTTTGGTAAATTTAACTGCTTTCTTTTCATTGTCAAGGTAAACAATACCAGCGAATTTAGTAACAAAAGTTTCCTTTTCCAATTCGTTATATACGTCAGTTGTTACTGTAGCATCATTCTTGCACTCATAAACAATAGTATCCTTAGAAGCAATGAAAGCTTCATCGTCTCCCAATTTGTTTGAAGTTACAATGCTCAAACCGTCTACAGTTTTTACCTGTCCAGAGAAAATAATTTCCCCATTGTTAGCAGTTTTTACATCAGAGGATTTCTTCAACTGAGAATACATTTTAGGAGATACCAAAAGGAACATTCCTTCTCTTGATTCAAGATTCAATGTTGCAAGGGCATCTTCTACAGCATCCCAATTAAATGTAGTGAATTCCTGCGTTTTTGTAATGGTTCGCAAAGCTGTATAAAAGCTATCATTAATAAAGTTATATGTAACTTCTGCATTACCCTGTGCCATCATTGTTAATACATTGCTATTCTGACGTTTCTCTTTATCAGTAACATCAAAAGCCTGTTTCATTGCTTTAATTCTAAGTTCCTGTGTCTTATAGGAAAGCTTTCCTCTCTGTTCTGAAGGTACTAATTCGCCTGTATCGGCATCTACTACACCACCATCATAAGTGTAAGTAATTTTTCTAATCAAATCACCATCTTCACCCTGTAAGGTAAACTTTGTAGTAAACAAATTCTTTGAATTAATCAAAGATGTAATTGCTGTTTCAAAAGCATTTTTTACAACCAGTGCTTCAATATATCCTGCTGTTGTGTCCTGAGTTGTTGTTACGTTTCCGTTAATAGTTGCCATAATTTATCGTCTCCTTTATTTTAAAAAATCTGGATTACTCTTTAAAAAAGCAATCTTTTCATTGTCATTTAACTGTGCAAATTTCTCTTTCGTCATGCCTACTTCTAAATCAATTGTACTTGCTTTAGGTGTATTGCTGCCGATTCTTGCCTGTACTTCTTTTGCTACTGCTTTCTTAAACTCATCATCAAAAAGCTTGATATTGGACATCATTGTTTCAGCATCTTCAGCTACAATAAAATCAGCAAAGGCAATAGGTAAACCCTTTTCCCCAAGAATTTTACTAGCTTCATATTTATTTTCTTTGAGTGTCCATTCTTTTTCTTTACCTTCTAATTCCTTCACACGCTGTTCAAACTCATACTTAGCTTTTTCCTCTGCATTCATTGATGCAAGCTTTTGCGCTTCCTCTGCACGTTTAGAAAATCTTTTTTCAAATTTATCATACATTTTAGAAATTTCTCTATCAAAATCAGCTTGAGTAAAAGTTTTGTTTTCTGTTTCCTGTGTTTCTGTTGTTTCAATTGTTTCTACACTAGTGTTGTTATTTTCTTCCATTTTAAAATCCTCCTGTAAGGTCAACGCACGACACTGTTGTCGCACCCTGTTGGTAAGTTGCAACTTGCAACCTACTAAATAGTTGCATCCTCCCATTTTGGGAGGTAGACGTTTTATCTTTAAAGCCTTAAACCCCAAACAAGGCATAAAAAAAAGAACCTTTTACAGTTCTGGTAAATCAACTTGCATATTTCCAAATATACCCTAAAGATTGTTTATATTGTCCTTTGCAAACTCTATAAATATTACTGCCTGTACCATCATTTACAACTCTTTCGGCTTCTCTTATGCTTTGAAATTGTTGTATATAATTTCCATCTAAATCATATTGATTAATTGGTTTGTTAAACGGATTTGTTTTTCTAAAGGTTTTCCCCTGTCTTTCTAACCTATCACTATACCCATTATTTTCACTATAAGTAGCCCATTCAAGATTATCTACACAATTATTACTTCTATTGAAATCCTTGTGATTTACTGTTGATTTATCCTCTAAATTAGGTATAAAAGCCTGTGCCACCAGTCTATGAACATATCTCATATAACTTTTATTATCTTTCCATAAATTCACGTTCAAATAGCCTTTGCCGTTGTCATGTATGGTTTTAATGGTTTCTTTACAAATCTTTTTCATTCCCTTTTTATCAATTACAATTCTTTCAAGTGATTTTATTCTACCTAAATTTGATACTTGATAAATACCTTCAAAATCTTTAATATCTTTCCACTGCTCTATCATTAAGAACCTCCTATAATTATTTTCTGCAATAAAAAAGACACCATCGTTAGGTGTCTGAAATTATTTATTAAATTAGCGGTACAACTATTAATCTAAATCAATAATCATACCGCAACGACAAAAGGGTGAATTGGTAACACACTCTCGTTAATATTAAAGTGTTCATGTTCCAATGCCACACATTCCTCACAAGCATCTGGCTCTAACAACAAATGATATGTTTTATAGCCATTGTCCTGTGCTTTCTGTCGGCAACCTTCATTATAAACTCTGCTTGTTTCCGTTATTACAATTCTTTTACTTTGGCTATATCCACTGCCCATAAGGGAATTTAATTCCTTGCTTACTTTTCTTACATCTTTCCCAAGGATAGCAGTATCAATTATTTTATTCTCAATAACACCTCTTAATTTATTGGTATTATCCCATATACGCTCACTGAATACAGCACCCTTATATTGTTGTGCTATTATTTGTTTGGCTGTTTGTGCATCCATAATAGTAAAATCTGTAGGCTTATTAATATATCTATTCATATCAGTAAAGCCTTGTTCTACCACCTTTAATAATGCAGCGGATAGATATTTTTCACTTTCTCGGCTAAGTGAAAGTAATTCACTTTGAAGCAAATTTTGAAGATTGGAAAACCTCATACCTTTATAAAGGTTAGCTGTTGAGATTTCTCCATCCTCTAGCATCTGCATCCAGATATTATTGATTTCCTTATTAATCCGTTTATTAGCTTTCTGGTATAACTTTTTTATCCTTTGTGTTACTTGCTTATTTGTTAGCTTTTGGACATTTTCCATTCTGTCTAACCAATAGTTATTATTCGCCATCAGTATCACCTTCTAAGGCATAAGCATCAAGGCTATTTTCTTCATCAATCTGTTTTAATTCCCCATCAATATCATTAATGAATGGTATTTGCGTTAAGAGTGTACGCTTGCTAACAAATGAACTTAGCTTTTGTATCGTGTCAGAAATTACCGATAAATCAATCGGGACGTTGCGAACAAATGAAATTTTAACATCATCTGTATTCATATTACTTCCTAACAAATTGTAAAAGTTACAGAATAAATTCAACCGTCTCAATAATGCTTGTCTGAAATATACTTCCTTGCTGGCGCATATCTGTTCTATTCCCATTAATCCAATCTTAGCACTCGTAGCCGTTGTATGGCTCTTAGCGGTTTCAATATCAGCCACAAATGAGAAACGCTTAATATCATCTGCTAAACGGTTTTTATAATTCTCATTCTCGATATCGTTGGAATCTTTATTAAGCCAATCAACACTACAAGCACTACCTTCTTGTGCATTTTCAATAGAGATAATTCTATTCTGTTTCATGGTAATAATATCTTCCGTTTCAAGGTTAGAATTTTTAAATACTAAATAGCTGTCATTCAATTCTTCCCTAAAGTTTGCAGTATCCGATAATGAAATATCATAGCCATCAATCAATTTTAATACTGGCTCTGCATCTCCTGTTATATCCTCATTATTATAGAAGATATTAATAGGTACTTGCTTAAAATAATTATCATCTGTGCCTGTCAAAACAGTACCACTGATAGATTTCTTATAATATCTAATATCATTAGCAGAATAAACTTCAATGTTTGTTGTGGTATCATTGGAAAGAATATCCCTTGTTTCCCAAAATCGAATACAGTAAAGTAATTCCTTTGTGATTGCTGTACTGTAAATAGGTATTACCGTTGTAGGGTCTAATTTTTCAAATTGTACCTGCTTATTCCCATTAATGAATAGTAATTCTGCACCAATGCCAAAAATGGAACAATCCTTTTCTACACTCTGATTATGTGCAATTTCTTTTGTGGTAAATCCAGATATAATATCTTTTAATTCTTCCTGTTGGGTATCATAGGTAATTGGTTTACCCATGAAGTAACCACTAATGAGAACTGAAACATATTTCGCCCAAGGTGTAGCAACTTTATTATTTGGTTTCGTCACATCTGTAAATGTACGGTTCATAATGGTATCATTTTTACAATCATAATACCGCTTGTTTTTTAATAATCGTGGTAAATATTTATACTTATAATCTTCAATATATTTTTCTATCTTTTCTAAGCTTAATGTCTCTTGCTTGTCTATGTAATACATTTGTTCCCTCCTTCCTATAATTTTACCGTTAATATGTTGGCTTTGGCTTTAATTACTTGAATACTGTATCTTAAAGCATCCATGAGATGGTTGTAAGAATCATTCGCTTCATTAACATAGCTTTCTGTATTCTTATCCTTTTTCCATGTATAGTTTTTAATCTCAACAATCGCATTTGTGCATGATGGATGAATGATTATCTTATTCTGGCTTACCTTATTTATTCCTTGCAAGATACTACCTTTCCCTTTTCGGCAAGGTCTAATTCTAGGAATACCGTATTTTCTGATTTCATCAATAGATTTTCTTTCGGCACAATCAGCAATAATTATTTCTTTCGCAATACCCTTTTGAATAATCAAACCAGCTAATTCATTATTTAATAAACCCTTTTGGTATATCTCATCATAAATATATATTCTCTTTTCATCCTCTGAATATATAGCAAATATTAACGCTGATTCATCATTTATATATCCAAAATCAAGCCCAAATATTGCCTTTGTATTAGGTTTCTTTAAAATTTCTCTCCAATCAAATTCCATAATTTCATGGTTAGGATATACAAGTTTTCCTAAGTTGGCAAACTTACCTAAAGCGTAAACTGTATATTCATATGGATTTGTTTCTTTTAATTCTTCCAACGAATCAATATATTCCTGTGGCAAGAACTTATTATTTTTATAGGTACTATTGAAAACAATCGTATTACCATATTCTCTAATAGGGATAGTTTCGTTTTCTTCTTTTTCATGGAATCTAAAATATGAAAATGTATAGTTTTCTTTCGAGATTGGATTAAGAGCAAAAAACATTTGTAAATTAGATATTTTTGCCCTTAATCTCAAATTAAGCTGAATAATATCACTCTGCGAAAATTCAGTACACTCCTCACAAAATATATCTGTGACTCCTGCAATGGATTTTATTTTTTCTCTATCATCAAGTGATTTAAAAAGAAAAATTGAATGGTTTGGTAGTTCTATTCTTAATTCACTTTTATTTACCTTACATTTATCATACATCTTAAATTGATGTAGAACATCAATAAATAATTGCCATGTTGAATCTTTAATTGAAGTACCTACTTTACGCATCACTAAAACTTTTCTTTTAGATGATAAAGCCTTAATCAAGATTTTCTGCGTAATATAATAAGATTTCCCACTACCTGCCGAACCTTTATACACCTCATATCTGTGTGAATAATCTGTTATATATGGTAAGTAAATATCATTAAATATTTCTGTTGTTATGTTTAAGTTAATTGTTATCACCTTCCTTTTTTTTGAATTTATCCGCTCTTGCTAATACTTTTTGAAGATTACCTTTAGTTGTTCCAGATAAAAAATCTTCCACTTTTTCTTTTCTGACAATGAAGGTAGGGGTTGCTGTGGTTGGTGTATTCATATATTTACTCCTTTTGCTAGGTTGTGCGTATTGTGCATATCCTGCATGATAGAAAAGCGACACCAATTTTTGGAATCGCTTAAACGGTCTACGGCAAATTTACCGTAAAGCTATTTTCTATGGTAATAAAATAGGCTGTGTGATATATTGGTACACAAACAGGGGTATGGGTATATTCTAAAAGGGTGTCCCCCCCCTACCCTAGCTTATACGCTTATTTTCACCTGTTTTTGTTGTGCAAATTTACCTCTCAATCACTCTATTTTCATCACTCATTTTCCTTTATTTTTTTGTGCAATCTACACAACAAATAACCATAAAATTTTTATTTTAAGTTGTTTATCCTATGATTTTAATTGTGCAGATTACACTATGGTTTTACACACATTACAACACGCTTAAAACCCTTATATATCAAGGGTTCTTTATCACTGTAAAGTAATGCAATTATTCCTAGATATTCGCATAACAATTTTTTTACGCATAGGTAACTTACAGTGAAGTAACACAGTGTTAGATTAACAAAGTATTGTGATTAAATTTCATTGTAATAATAACGAATATATTTATCCCTCATTTTCAGCATCTTCACTATCTGAAACTATCCTAATTGTTATATCTTCTGTGGTATTTTGAGTAATGTCTAGCTTTGAATCTAAGTACCCATTTAACCTCAATCCATTTTCAATAGCTTTCATTACCGTTCTACTATCCTTACTATCAAGCATTTTATCAAGCTTATTCATGTATTTACCTAAACTAAGTTTATATACCCTCTCACACGCTTTTCTGTATTCATCATTCCAAATAGTATTGTCTATCCAATCGTACAAAGTGCTTCTAGGAACGTTTAATTTCCTACACGCTTCTACCTTATTTCCACCATTATCCAATAATTCAGCAATCATTTTTAACTGAATAGGTGTTAATTTCTCATGTACAGCAAATCTACCTTTATTATCTCGTTTATCGTTTGCCATATTATCACTTCCTTTCTGTGTAAATTTATGGTAATATTAAATTAGTTCATTTATAAGGAGGTTACCTAATTGAATAAGCTTAAATTTTTCCTGTTTATATTGAGTTCCTTCTTGATTGGCTTTTTTACTAGTATCTTACTTGATTATTTTATTTAGCTTTCAATCACTGGAATACTTCCCTTATTACCAACCTTCAACCCTAATACCTCTGCAATATCTCTAGTTTTAATATAAGTAATCCCATCCTTACGAATCATATCAACTTTACATTCCTTGCCATCAACAATAATAATTCCATGCTCTAACACTTCATCATCTCCCTTTAGTGCTTTCCATCCTTTATCAATCTCAAAATGTGGCTTATCTGGTGTACTCCAAGTACCACCCCAAGTTATACCTAACCTTTTAGCAACTTCCCCACACTTGGAGAAGAAAGCACTGTCTGAATACTCTTGCCCCTTAACATTCTTGCAAATATCCCAAGCCATTCTACCAGTATGCTTACTATTCTTTGTCCATGTAACAATATTACCTGCTCTAGTTCTGCCTTGTTCATATAGCCATACTTGCCTGTCACCAGAGCGGTAAGTTTCAGTAATACAAACATTCAACCCAGCCTTTTTACACTCTTCCATGAACAAATTACACGCTATTTGAGCCAATGGAGATAACTCTTTAATGTCTCTGCAAGCCTTGGTTATATCACTCATTATTCTCAACCTCCTTATTTGGCGATTGAATTCCTTTCTGGTATTGGCTGCCGAAATAAAATGCAATTACTACACTAAATATGGTTAGAAACTGTTCTCCGCTTACCTTTCCAATAATAGCCAAATAACTAAAAATCACTGTCAATAAAATTGTAACAATGCTTTTAACCGTCAATAAATTCTGGATTGTTACCTTAGAATTATCATTCATTTTTTACACCCACTTTCATTTTTAAATAAATAACCTTGCATGATAGATATAAAAATCTAACGAATAATTCAATTAATTCTGCCACCAGAATAATCATAGGTGTCATAATAAGCGTTAATACAATAATCAAACTAACCCATGTATAAATAACTGCAAATGTAAGAAAACTCATATTCATTCCTCCCTTTGTATAATAAAAAAGGGACGTATATTTCAACGTCCCATTATTAGTTAAGCTACGTCCTAAAAATTATTTTTCTCTAGTAATTTCATAAATATCATTCACTAATGAATCAACCGTTTTTTCGAAATAATCCATTTCCTTATTTACTTCATCTAGAGAATTCAATTTTATAGTATCAACCTTAAAAATATATCCATCATCCATTTTTTCGCAACTCTTAAGATGGATTGCATATGGTAAATTATTATTGAAAAACTCATCAATCTTCTTTTTGTTATGTTCTTTAATAAAATTTTCACTTAAATTATTTTGTCTCATGTTAATCTCCTTTGTATGTATCATAAATTATTAATAACATCTCGATTGTCAATTTGCTTAAATGTATTTGAATCTATACAAACAATACTTTCATTGTATTTTTGTAAGAAATCTTTTATCTTAACGCACCATCCATGAACAATCTTATAGCCATCATTACAATTTCTAACAGGCGGATGGAATTTATTTATATATTGCTTAATCACATTATTATGAAAAATATAAATCCTTTCCTGTTTAGGCACAAAGATAAAAAAGAAATCGCACTCGCTGTAATAAATCCAGCCCTGTGTAATAGTACCTTTCTTTGCAACAGGTGTATCTACCAAATAATGAATCTGTTTCTCAATAAAGAAATTTCCATATGTACCTGCTGCAATATCCGTCTTAACTTCAATCGAATATTTTTTACAATCCCATTCATCAATCTGTTTTTTACAAATAAAATCAACGTCTTTTCCTTGATATTCGTCCATTTCTCTAACGTCTGTAATTTTAACCATCTTAGGAATAGTTTTTAAATATTCTAATACCTTATCTTCTCCTACTTTTCCCTCTAAATTGTGTTTTGCATTTTTGTAATTTGTACTCACTAACCTAATTCACAGCTTCCTCTCTTTGTTTTACCTTTGAATAGTTACAATAAAAAAAGTTGTACACCATGTACAACCAAATATTATTTCTTAAATCGAATCATACAATCTTTTAATTCCTCTGAATCTTCAAATAAAAAAACCTTTAAATTCTTATCCGTAAATGAATCAATAACCTTAATTACAGCAAATCCATTCCTTACCAGATGCATCATTAATGCTAAACTATGTACTACTCTTATATTTCTCATAACATCACCTTCCTTTGTATAATACTCCCATTGACAAGTACCGCATTTTTGTAAACAATTACATAATTAAAGAGTTTATAAGCAACTCTTTCTATATATTATAGCTAATAAATGGTGTATTTTTTTGTTTATATAGTATATTTATATATGGAATTAATTTTAAATTTTCATTACTTTTATACAATAAAAAAGTTGCTCCATAAAAGGAACAACTTCAATAAAACAAACTACTTCTTTATATAGCTTTCTCAAATGAATCTGTAATACCAAAAATATTCTTTAGCTCATCATCTATATCAAAAGTATCTTTAGCCATTACATTTGCATCTCCCCATGAATCAGAATCCAAATCATTTGATTCAATGTTTTGCTTTTGATTTACTAGATTAGTAACCGAATCAAATACAGATAAATCTAAAGGGGTTAATTCCGTATATCTTTCATCTAACGTTTTATTATATCTAACACAATCATCATATAATTTAAGTATTTCACCTTGATTATTTTTGTACTTTTTCGCACCAGCAACAAAGCCGTTATATCTCATTTTGATACTTGTTCTTGTATCTCCATCAAGTTTATTTTTTTCCATATAATACTCAAATTCAGTACTTGATAGATAAATTCTAGCCTCTGACATTATCTCATCTTTATCCCTATATCTTCCATAAACATTATTTATCTTATGGAATGTACCGTCTTTCTTTCTTGCATTACCTCTGTAGATAAATAATAATTCTAACTCTTCTAATTTTTTATTATATTCATTAAGAGTAACATAATTTATTTCCCATGCTTCACACATATCTTCTTGTGACATATGCCATGATTTTGTTTTCCCATTAATAGTACCTACAATATTCATATAATACTTCAATAGTTTAAATCCTATTGCACCTAGTGCAAAAATCTTTTGAATTTCCCATAGTTCAATTATGGTAAAATTAGCCTTATCATTTAATCTACAAGTTGTACCATCGAAGATATAATTATTCTTATCTTGTTCAATAAACTTAATATTTTCATCCTTAATTAAAGTAGATAAGCCTTTTTTAATACCATTAATAATACGTCTATCTTTTTGCGAATCTAAAAATCTACCTGTAAGATAATATCCTATCTCATCAATAGAGGTAAATAGTATATCATTTTTATTATTTTGCAAGCCATTTAATATTAAATATACTGCAACTTCTTCTGGCTCAAATATAAATTCCTTTGTAATAAATAATTTTAACATTCATATTCCTTTCATTAATTAATCAAAATAAAACTTTCAAATTTGAACTGCGTAAGCAGTGCTAAAATGGTTATTAACTTGTATATGGTTTTTAACTTATAGTACTAAGGAAATCGACATAAAAATATACGCATATTTGCTAGTCACTAACAACTTTTTGACATTTTAGTGTCGTTTTCTTTAGTTAGGTTATTATTTTCGGCTTCCAGTTTATCAATTTTTTGGCGTATTCCTTCCATCCAATCATCAAATTTTTTGTCAATTGCAGCACCTTCATTAACAAACTTATCCATATGTTCCAGTGATTTTTCTTTATCACCAAAATAAAACTCATCCCATGCACTAGCCAACCAAAAAATAGATGTTCTTGTGTGAAAATTTGAAATAAAAAATTCATGTAATAACAAATCATTCAAGCTATAATTATTCTTATTTTCGCTATAAAAATAAAATGCTGGTATTGTTTCAATTCCTAAATCTTTACACGCTCTTACACGTTGATGTCCACTAATAATAGTATTATCTCGGGTAATAAGTATAGGATTTAATACCCCATACTGTTCAATGCTTTCCAGAAAATCAATATAATTTCTTCTCTTCATATCTGGGAAATAATCAGTGTTATTTGGAAATGGTTTCAACTCATCAACAGGAATATTATATTTATTTGCATCACGAATTTTATCAACAATATTCCAAAAACCATTTGAATTCTTCTTATAATCTTTAATTTTTTGCTTCATCTCTCTTGTGGAGATATTTTTTACGTCATTCTCATTCATGAAATTTTCTCTATCATCAGCAGGTAATTCCGCTAATAAATATAGTTTTGTCGATTCCAAATTAGAAATCGCTTGCGAATTTGAACCAAACTCACGAGCAATTTTCATAAATTGATTTGCTGAACGTTGGCTAAAATCAACCTCATTTTCAAGCCATTCTCCGAATTTGCCATGTGGGAGTGAATCTTTAACTTTGATTAAGATTTTACCCATTCTAATCATGTTGTTTGCAGTTTCATTTTTAAGGTGTAAAAACTCCTTTGTCATTACTTCTAATTCATTTTCTTGCTTCACTATAATTTCATTATTCATTTACATTTCTCCTTTAAAGTAGAGGCTTCCGATTTATTCGGAAGGCTAGTATATTGTATTTAAACTTCAAAATCAATAAATCCCCTAGGGCAGTAATTCACCCTAGGGAGATAACCTTACGCTACCTTACTTTCTATCAATCCATTTTCTTTCTGGTATTCTTCGTACTTCCTCAATATTCTAGTTTTAATCCTATCCTTAAAATGCTTAGTGTTTCCCCTACCATACACTTCATTAGCAAGATTTCTATTCAAATTGTCCATAAATTCAAGCTGGCTTTTTGTAAGAATATCTTCTCTATTGCACCAGTACCACAATAATACTTCTGGTAACCATCTATATTGATTATTTTCTTTTGAATAGTAATCTTTAATATGTTTGATGTGCAAATCATAATAAGTATCTTTTTGATTGCTTTTTTTAAACTCATCAAAATCTAATTCAAAATTACCTATTAAAGTTTCTGAAAGTTTATCTTTATATTCTTGTTCCTTTTTTTCAATTTCTTCAACTGTCATATTTTCTTTTTCTTCAGCCGTAAGTTTCAGTTCCTTTTTGTTCATAACATATAAATCATAAAGTTTACCCTTGATATATTTTTCAAGGTAATTATAATACTGCTTACTTATTGAATGGTCGAATATATTAAAATCATCTACCACAGTAATTAACTCTTCTTCGCTTTTACCTTTTGCAAATTCCAAACTTCCAAAATATAATAAAGCTTGAAACTCATTTACCATATCTAGCATTGTTGGAATAGATTGTTTGTATTTTCGGTACATCGTCCTCAACATTTTTGTTAAACAGGTAAGCTTTATTTTTATAACAGTGTCAACTTCTTTTTTATTTCTAGGTTGTCTTATATAATCAACTATAATTGTACTGAAAGATTTCTCCCAAATTTTTTCTGCAAATTCTTTTTCCGTCATTAAAAAATCATTAATCCTTTCTATATTTATCTACCACAGGACAAATTAATATGTTATAATGACTTGACTAGAGTACAAAATTACATATCATTCATCCTATGGTGAGTGGTTAGGCTGTCAGTATATTAATATTGGCAGCTTTTTCATTTCTGTGGTGCATCATCGAAAATTGTTTTACGTTTATGAGAACCGTCCTCTGCCGTTGTCCATTCTTTTCCACAATATCTATCAACCAGCTTGTCCATTTCTTGTTCTTCTAATTTGGTATAAACTTTAAAAAAGGTGCTTGTACTAAAATCCTTTAGCTTTTCACAAATTATCTCTGCTGTTGTAAATCTATCTTCATTACTTAAAAATTCAAGAAATTGTTCCCCTCGTTCAGAAATAATAAAATTCATAGCTTCTAATTTATAAACATTACTTGAACAATCACTTTGAATCATTTGTTCTTTTAACAATTGCTGTACTGCAAGATGGGTAACTGCTGTTTGTCCATTTTGTGTAAATTGTTCAATAATCTCTTTAAAAGATTTTTCTTTGTCTGAATGACAAATACCATCTAAAACAAGTCTTTTTGCTCTTAATAAAACCATCATATTTTTATCCATAAGTACATTTCTCCTTTTTGTATGTGTGATAATTGCAACAATATTTTCCTTGAAATTTATGAATTCTGATACAAATACGAATATCCTTCTCTTGTAAGTGTCCATTCTACTTCTAACAAATTTTTTGCCTGCGTATTTGCACCTTCAATAAGCCCACATTTACCCATTTTTTCTAAATTCAGCATCAACTCGTTTTCGTCCTGCGAAACTTGTTCTGGTGGAACTAATTCTCCCCATTCTCCCATTGCTGCTTCACACTCTGCAAGATACTTTAAAATATCCACCCACTGCACATCGTTTGAAATTACTTCCTCTGGTGTTACTTCGTTTCCTTCGTTTTGCATAAAATTTCCTCCTTGGAATTTTAAAATAATAATAGTAATAGTAATAGTGACATCTATATAAAGCACTCGTTAGAGTGAATTATTGTTATAGTGTTTGGTTTGTGTTCGCATTTTTCACTATACAGCAGAACACGTATTCCGTCAATAGTTTTTTACTATTTTATCCAGCCCTAATCTTAGCCTTGTCCAACGCTTCTTTAATCAGATTCCACACACCCCTACCTTCATTCCAAGGCATTTCTATATATCCACAGGCAGCGCAACCTAACATTTCTTTTTTTATGTAGTCATACTTTAGTGTGTACTTTTTTCCTTGGTATATTAACTTGGCGAATATGACACCTTCCCCAAGATATTCATGCCTTTTAATATTGGTTATTTTGATTCTTTCGTTTACCGTAATATCGTTCATCCGTTCACCCTCCAACCCTAAATAATTTTTAGTTCTGGTTTCACAAGCTTGTCCTCATACCATTTAATTCCAGTGGTATTTTTTACATGAGTTACAGGTGCGCCATATTTGACGCTTGCCATTTGAAATAATACACCATCTTGAATTACTGGTGGTGTGTAGGTGTTTTGGGAAAGCTGCTCTTTAAGTTGATGAATTTCTTTTTCTTTTTCTGCTACCAGATAACGATATGAAGCGATAACGTCAAGTAAATCATTTGTTGTTGCATTGGTTTCCATTAAGTGTTCAAGCTGTGTCATGGTGGTGTCCTCCCCTTGTTTTGTATTATCAGTAATTTCAAACAATCTATCACAAGTCAAGTCGTTTTCTGCTATTACAAAAATATACCACCAGCTATAATGTATGTCAAGTTGTTTTTTGAAGTTTTATGTGATTATTTTTATATTTTGTGATTTTTGTACATTAGTTAAAAAATAATTGACACTTTGTATTTTTTTCGATATAATGTATGTTAATCAGAAAAACTAAAAGGAGGAATATATATGTTATTGGATAATCCAATAAAAAGAATAAAGATAACAGATGAAATTAAATCTTTAATAATAAGTGAACGTCAAAAAAAAGATTTATCGGCTACGCAATTAGCAAAAAAAATGGAACGACCGCAATCATGGATAGCACAAATTGAAAATGGAAGAACTAAAAGTATCAAACAATCTGATTTAGTTTTAGTTTTTTCTAAAATCTTAGATTTAACTATGGAAGAAGCAGACAACTTTATTTCAAATACTTTTGAAGAAGATTTAAATAGTTTATATACAGATGATTCTGGACAGATGAGTTTTTTAGACAAAAAAGATATAAAAAAAGATATTAATAAATATGCTAAATTTACGACAAGCGAAAACAAGGAAGAATTTCAAACGCAAAAAAGATATATCCTAAGCGCTTTCAATAGTATGTATAATCAAATTCCAGAAGAGGCTGTAAAAATTTTAAGAACGTTATGCAGAAACATTGATTTTAATTTACCTTTTATGACTGGAATTATGAGTATACCATTTTTTATTTTAAAAGATTTAGATGAAGATATAACACACGAACTATATGAAGAGATAAGCAATTTATTTTTAAAGTACGCAAATAAAGACGAACAACGTGTAAGTATTGTAAATGAAGATGACAATTTAGACGAAGAACAATGATTTTTTACCCTATGAAGTTTAATTCAAGATTTTAAAAATAAAGATGTATCACTAATTCAAGATTTAAAAATAATTTACAGGGTACGCATTTAGTGTGTATCCTTTTTTATTTGTCAAATAACCTTGGGTTAAATCGCAGTATATGCCCCTATTTTCGTTTCAAATATTTTAGGTGAAGAATTGCATTAGAAAAGTATTATCGTTTAAATTAGGGTGGAAAAACGTGTATTTTCTCTAGTGGAATGGGTAAAGGAAGAGTAATGTTGAGTGGAGTAACGGGCTTAATTTTAAGATGGTTAAATATATTCTAGTGTCTCCGAATAATTCGGACTCACTAACTTTAACCATCAGTAATTTCTGACAGTTGAACTATGTCAAATTTAACATAGTTGATTACTCGCCAATTTTGGCGGTTGAGATTTCACTGACCACAATTTCGTGGGTGAGGTATATAACGTTTTGTTACCCACTTGTAATAAAAGTGGTATGGTGCGTTTCATCCCGTACTTATAAGCAAGCTGGTAGGAATAATATTCCGTACAGGGTATGCCTTAAATGGTGGATACCTTTAGTTTCTGTTTCGCCTTTTTGTTCTAATTCATCAATAACAGCTACCGTTTTAATAGCTCTATCTACTTCGTGACCAGATTTTAACCCTACTTTTTTGGCAACGATGTCTCTTGCCCTACCTTTTTCATCTGAGGGGTGTGCCGTTGTGCCGAAACTGGCACATCGGTAACATTTTGTTTAAGTGTGCTTTCTCTTCTTTTCTCCGCTAATACACTCTCAATTTCCTTTAAACTCTTTGCTTCCCTAGCTTTCTGTTCTGCTGTTTTTTCTCTGGTAGAATTGTTGTCGCAGCGGAATTTTCCGCCATGATACAAATACCCCTCACAGGCATTTTTTTTAGCTTGTAAGGGGTAAAATACTATGTGTTATAAATTCATCAATGGTGAAGTTTTAACTGCTAGAGCTAAAATGTCTGCATCTGTCAATGATTGTAAATAACGTTTAGTTATAGTGATATTCTCATGCCCCAAGATACGAGATAGAGAATATACATCTAAGCCATTTTTTAACTGCATTTGTGCGTAGGTATGTCTGCAAGTATGAGGAGAACACCTTATGTCACTTCTTACATTGGCTTGTTCCCCACATACTTTCACTACCCTTTCAATTGCTTCTGGTGTCAATCTCTTTCCTTTTTGGCTTAAAAAATAATATTCTTGTTCATATCTTTCTTTGATATATAAGGCTCTCTTTTGCTCATGCTTCAACATGATTTTCTGTAAATATGGTGAAATAGGCACAATTCTTTGCTTATCGCCCTTTCCATGAATTAAGATTGCATTTTCCATTATATCTTTCATGGTAATATCGCACAATTCGGAATTTCTAATTCCTGTGTCAAATAACATAACCATAATACATTTATTGCGTGAATTTAAAAAATTTTCATTACTATATACTTTAATCATCCTTGAAACTTCTACATCTGTAAATGATTGAATAATAACCTTGCTTTCCTTTTGAAATTTAATTTGTTTCATAAGATTAGTAGATATATATTCTTCTTGATGTAGATAATTGAATAACATACGCAAGTTTTTAATAATGTTATTAATATAGGTAGCTTTCAAGCCTAATGATTGTTTATAGGTAACGTAGGCTTTAACGTGGTTTCTGTTCAACTGTTCGACAGAATCAACATTAAATTCTTTCCCCACATATTTAATAAACAAAGTACAGTTATTTCTTACGGTTTTTATTGTTCTTTCTGACTTGTTACTTATTTTTAGTTCCAATAAAAATTCATCCAATAAGTGTATTAATTGCAT